AGCGACGGGAGAGACCTGCGCCAACGAGAGACCCTCAAGTGCGGTCAGCCGCGCATCCCAGCCATCGATCTGATCTGACGTGGCAGTTACCGGCTCATCGTAGAGATCGCCACCAGTGCCAGGGAACGTCGCTTTCAAGAATGACTTGATGAGCCGAAGGTGATCGTCCAGCTCTGTTGCGGCCGCATTGTCAGCAGGGTTCGTGATATCAAAGTCAGAAATGTATGTCCCAGACTCAGTCGCCATATGCATTTCTCACTGAGATATTCGACCCAGAGTATTCCTGGTCGAAGGTTCGCTCATTGATCGTCTGCAGCGTGTCGTCATACAACGCCTTCCAAGTGCCAATACGATTGTCCTCGTTGAGGTACGGCGCGGCCATCAGAAGCGAACCCCAAACATACAGATCAGGGTAAGCAGTCAGCACGGCATTCGTTGCCACGTCACTGGTAACGTCACTCGACAAATCTGCGTAGTAGTACAGGTTAATGTCGTAGGTGTCGTCGGGTGGTGGGTGGAAGATCCACTTGGTGTCGATACGTGAAAATGCGGAAGGCTCACCGTTACCAGGCTGGTTCTTCAGCCTGGATCTCAGCTCAATATCAGAGACGCTCTCCATCGGCTTGTCGTTAACCAGGATGTACCGCAGCGCCTTGTAGTCTGCAGGCAGAGCGTACTCGTTAGCAGGCAACGTGCCGGATGCAAGCTTCTCGTTTTCCTGGCACTGCAGGACGCGAAAAAGGCGCTTCTGCGCCATATCAATAAAGTTGGGGATCTGCGCCGTGAGGTCAGACCGGTCGTAAAGGTAAGCAGCTATTTCAGCCTTGAGCGTACCTATGTCTGTCACTGTAGCCATTCATCACCCCGCCATAATGATCTGGGAAGACTTCTTCTTCTTCGCCAGGAATGCTGGCATTTCTGATTGAAGATGAGAGATGAACTTCTGCTTGCAGTTGTCCTCGTCCCTCGCCCACTGGTCCATCGTGTAGCCGTTGTTCTTCAGCCAGTCAGTCAGCACCAGCATGGGGATAGAACCGACATACCGCATGTCGTTGCGGTTGCCTGTCTTCGGAGCAGAGTTGACCTTCTCGTCAAGGAACTTAACGTGGTCGAGAACTGGCTTCATGTCCTGCCGCTCGGTGCGGTAGTGCTGACCGTCCTCTGATGCAAATCCCCGGCAGTATTCACCGAGAACCTTAGTCATTCGCTTGTGTGTTGCCATCGTCCCTCCGGTCAAGAAAAAGAAAGGGGGGAGGTTAAAATAATGAGACTTGAAGCGATTCAAACTCACAACGCTCTTTATCTAAATGGTCATTGTTTAAGAATGTTTTTAAACGATGGCAGTTAGCACAAAGCGTTTGCAAATTGCTTGGATCATTGTTGGCTTTATTCCCGTCTATGTGATCAACGTCTAGTTGGCACTTGTTAACAGGGACAAAACCGCACAGATCACAGTCATCACCCTTGAAGATAACCCAAGGTGTTTTCCGACAGGCAGTACATTTCTTGTGCCACCTGCCGTGACCCTTGGAATCTGCGGGCTTGCCGCAATCTATGCAATCAGGCCTCATTTATCTACTCCTCCCCCAAGGGGGCTGCTGGCTTAGGTCAAGCCACTCGGGATCTTGTCCAGCATTGCGTGTGCCTTCGTGTTCAGAACAGCGAAGGTAGACTCTCGGAGAATCTGACGTACATCAGAGTCACCAGTCTTTGCAATCGGCCAGTCTGCAGTAGGTCGCAGTACCGGCGTTGCCAGGTAGTTGAAGTCCAGAAGCAGGTAACACTCTTGAGTGCTGTCCATGTTTCTGTCCAGAACCACCGTCAGCTCACCGTAGAAGCTCACGTACAGGTCGATGACATTGACCAGCTGGCGCTGGTTCTGAATGTCACGCTGACGACCGGTCGCGTAAGCAAATGAGCTGATGTACTGGGCGCTCGTTGGCGACGTGAAGAGGTAGTTGGGGTTACCGCCTTCGTTGTACGTTGCCAGGTGAACTTCCAGCAGGATCGTTTCCAGATCCGCAATCGTCGTGATAGCAGTACCACCAGTCAGCCGGTTGGTTGTCGCGTAAGTGATCACGCTTGAGTCCAACTGGTTGTGGAGTGATGCCATCTGACGAGCCACAGACGCTGAACCCGCAGTAGCACTCTGACGAGTACCACCTGGCGCGCCTACAATCGCCAGCTCTTCGTCGTTGGCAAGCTCGCCATAACGAAGCTCAAGCTGGTACGCCATTTCAGAGTCGCGTCCGTACTTGTCAACGGATTCCAGGGTGCCGGTGATCTCAGCAGCCTTTGTCATGATCTGACAATAGTTGTTGAGTTCCGTTACTGCCGCAGAGCTGTCTGCCGGTGCTGCTGCACCTTCAACCGCACGGTTTGCACCAGCGGATTGCAGGACGTCCTGGGTCCATTCGTGGAGCTTACCCGTCGCACGAATTGTCTTGGACATCGATGCTACGGGGTTGTCGACAGGGGAGATGATATAGATCTCGTCCTGTACGTCTTCTTTCTGTCGAAGCTGGGTATAACTTTCAAATGCTGCCATGAGGATAATCTCCTACTTGCGGCCCCGCCTCTCACGCTCAAGCTTCATTCTGAAGTATTCGCGTGTCGCGTCACGATCACCAGGGTTCTCCCTGTGAGTCCTCTCAGCGTTCGTGAACCTTCCATTTGATCCACGCTCCCGTTGAGCAGGGTTCCGTGACGAGTTTGGTCGGGAACCTCTTTTGCGAATTCGTTGGACGCTGGCCTGGGGGTCTCTTGCGGCAAACTCTCGGTAGATCATCCGTATGACACGGTGGTCCGTGATTTCACCAAACTCCTCCGGCGAGTAGTCCAACTCCGTTGTCGCAAATTCCGCTAACTGGCCGTACAGCTCGTTGCCCCAGTTCGGGATCGTGCTTTTCAAGATGTCCCGGCTTAGTTCGGCCTCTGCCGTCTTCTGCCTTTCGAGCATCTCCTGGGCGGTATCAACAAACTGTTGATGCTGGCCCAGAGCGCGGTCCTTCAGTGCGACAGCATTACGATACTCAGTGACTCTCTTCTGGTACGTTGCAGGATCGAGTGTTGACTGTAGCTGCTGCCAGTTTACGTTTTCCCACTTCGCCAGATACTGGTTCGCGTTATTAACGTAGGTGGCAAGCACCTGCTGGTTCAACGCTGCGTCCTGCTCAAGCTGCTTTCGCTGTGTCGCTAGAACTTGCGTTTTGCGGGTGTAATCTCTCTGCATCTCTTGTCTGAGATGCTCTGCCTCTTCGGCTTGAGCTTTCCAATGGGCTGCGTCCTCACTCAGCTCATCACCCTCGGAATCTTCGTCTTGGAGATCCACTCCGTCAGCATCGTCTTCAAATTCGGAGTCCTCGTTGTATTCGAGGTCGTCATCATCATCGATGAGCGGTTGATGGGCGTCCTGGTCTTCTCTCCTGGTTTCCAGGTCGACTTGATCTGGCACTTCCGGCGGTTGATCTTCAATGATGCCGCGTTCTTCGGCGAGTGCTTGTCGCTTCCGTTCTTGGAAGCTGGGTGCAGAGTCCGATTGGTTATTCTGCGGATTCGGTAAAGTCATTGTACTCTCCTCTTATTGACGTTCAACCGTTTACTCAAAGTTCGCGTTCATTTCTTCACGCTTTACTGTTTCCTCATCCAGTGCCTGGGCTTCTTGAATCATCGCCGCCATCTTCAATGACACTGCTGACAGAGCGCAGGCTTTCCAATAAAGCCCCTCTCTCTTCTGCTGTTCGTGTGGTTCGCTTTCCAACCACTCGTCCTGTATGTTCTGTATCACGCTCTGGTGCGCTATCCCGTACACTGGGGACATCAGCAGGTTCGCTGCGTCGATCCCCCTCTGGATCAATTCCTCTTTGCTTGGCGGCAACTCGCTGAAGATGACTCTTGGCGAATTCCCGTTTTTTGGCTTCTTTGTATCCTGGCTCACGCTCCGCTCTCCTCTGTAGCTGACGTTTGATTACTGGATTCTCGACCGCTTCTGCGTCTGGCAGAGCCGACCGCTTCTTTGGTATGCCAGCCAGCACCCTGGTCTGGTGTCTGGGCTTGGCGAATCGTTTCACGCTAACCAATGGTTGCTCCTCTCTTCTGGCTACGTTCGATATCGATCTCTTGCTGACCCTTCTCGATCTCCCAGGCGAGCTTCTCGTCATCTCGGATGTTGTCAGCGATGATGTTCCTGGCGTCCATGTCTGCCCTGGCCTTCTGGATCTGAAGCTCTGACCACTGCCTGCCGTCCTCTGACTGCCTGATCCAGTGATTGAACTGCATGTCCGTCATCTGCATCTCCATCTGCTTCTGCTGCATTACCTGCTGCATCTGCATCTGCATTTGCATCTGCTGCTGCTGGGCCTGCATCTGCTGCGCCTGGAACTGCTGCTTCTTCTGGTACTCTGGTGAGTCAGGACGGAGCAGGTAAGCTGAACTGTCTGGCACACCCAGGCAATCATAGATCTCATCCAGCAGGGCATGCTTTTGTGCGTACCCGAAACCCATCTTCAGGTCTGGGTCCATCATCTGGAACTGATAGAGGCCTATGAGAGCCTTGGCGTGTCTCTCGCACTCGTCTGGTGTCAGTGCGACAGAGATCTCCATGTCCATGTCCATGTCCGGCCACTTGGCTGGCTCAAGGATCTGGTACTTGCCGGCGACCTCTGCCTTATGGGTTCGCTTATCGTTACGCACACCCAGCTTGTAGACGTACTGACAGAGCGGAATCATGAACGTCTGAGCGAAGTCCCTGGCGGCTCTCATGACGCGCCTCTGGCCGCTCGACGTGAGCTTCTCGATCATGTCTGCAGCGTTCTGGTTGCTGATCGCGTCCATGTTCATGCCCTTCGACAGGGACGACATGCCAGAACGTGACTCCTTGTCCAGGTTCAGCATCTGGATAACGGACAAGGTAAGGGGCGACAGCTCGGGTGTCGCAAGGGGCGTAATCGAGCCAGGCCGACGGGTCCACACTGTGCCACCAATGTTGTTGTCGATCAGCTCTCTGGGATTCTTCACCGCGCCAATGGTCGCCTCGTACCTGGTGGTGTTTCTCATCTGCTGGTTGTCGATGATGAGCCGCTTGAGGGTAGACTGAACCTTCTGCGTCTGGACCGTCAGGTCAGCGTCTGCCATGCCATTCTCTGCGTGGCTGATCTTGTACTCAGTCCACTCAAAGACGGGCATCTCAGGCACCTCTTTGATCATCGGCTCGTCGTTCTCGTACCGCAGGATCTCTTTGCTGGTCCAGCAGATCTTGAACAGCCCGTACTGGCTCTCGCCCCCCAGGTCATCGTCGTAATCTGCCAGGTCCAACCAGGCAAAGGTCCGGTAGACACTCACCAGCTCCTGGTTGTCTGCCCTCTTGTGCTGCTGGCGACGGGTCCAGGACCGGTCATGCGCCTTACGAGAGCTGTCTTCCTCTTCCTGACGGAACCGGTAGTCGGTCGTCAAAGAATCAACCTGATCCTCGCTCACTCCCATCTTCAGGAGGTCGCCACGGGCGATATCTTCCCTGTAGGTGAACCATTGGCCGTCTCGGACGTAAGTCGCTGAGGGGTCTCTGAATGCGTTCTCAGGGGGTATCAGATAAAGGTCCGTGTGAGACGAATCGAAGCTGACAGTCATGGGGCCAGATGACACTGGGCCAGATTCATCCTGACCCGTCACCTGGAGCTGGGTCACGTCAACATTTATGATCTCGCCATGATCCCGGCTCATCTGCTCAAGGATCTTCATGACCGTCATCTGATTGGCGTCTTTCAGCTCAATGACAACGTCGTCAGTGTCTTCTTTCCAATCAGCAACGACCGTCATCTTCTTGGCGACGAATGCATCGTGCCAGCCGTCTCTGAACAGCTCATGGACGCTATTGAACTTCAGCTGCCTCTCAACGTAGGCAGTCTTGGCGTCTGCGTCTTGCTTGTCCTCGCCCTTGAATCGGACCACACGTCGACCAGAGAAGAACGTCTCCGCGAAGAGAGCCTTCTTTGATTCGACCGAGTCGATAACGTCGGGCGAGATGTACTGGCTGCGACCATCAACCTCATTCCCAAGAGGCTGCAGAGAGTAGTAGCGGTAGTTAATCTCCCGCTGCTCTCCTACCTCAAATGAAGCGGCCTCACTCTCGGTGAGCATCGCCTCCAGTGCTTTGACAAGCCTATCCATGATCTACCTCAGTTAGACGACTGGAGTTTCCGGTGCCGGTTCCTCGGCTGCTGGCTCCTCGGCTGCTGGTTCCTCAGCGGCAGGCTCTTCTGCCACAGGAGCTTCAGCTACCGGCTCTTCGGCGGGTGCAGCAAGCTCTGGATCAGCCTCAACAATGCCCTCTGCTACAGGGTCTTCAACGACCGGCGCTGCCATCGCAACCTCTTCAGGCACAACAACCTGGAACCTGGCAAACTCAGCCAGGACTGCGTCTCGCCTCGGGCCTGCCGCGTAGAGAATTCTCTCAACCAGCCCTTCGGGCAAATTCAAATCTTCAAGTTTCATGGGATCTCCTTAGCTCACGCTGTTTTTTCGGCCCTTGCGAACAGACTTGCTCGAAGAGAACCGCTTGTTTTCCTTGGCGACCGCAGTCACCTTGGAACTCTGAAAAGTTCGGCGCTTGCCTGGGCTGGTGACGCTGTTGCCAGCCGTCACGTCACTGCCCATCTTGTTGCGGCGACCGCCGACCTTTGTGGAATGGTCACACTTTGACTTCATTTTCCTCTCCTACTCCTAATCTGGAATGTTGAACGAATGAATCGCCCTGATCTCTACCAGCACGTCCTTCAGATCACCCTTGATCTCAAGAATGTCCTCTTTGACATGCTCCTGTCCTGACTTCACCGACTCCAGGTCCAACTGGATCTGCAGCAGCGCATCATCCTGAGACTTCTGCTTCTCCTCGATCATGTGGACCTTGTCCTCGGTGGCTTCCGCTTGGGCGCTCAACATCGCCCAGGAACCACCGACAGAGAATGCCATTAGAATGAAGCCAACAAGGAACTCCAAGCTGAGTGCCTTGCCGATCATGATGTTGCTGTCCTTGCTTGCCGCCATAATTACGCCTCTATCCACTTCATTGGATTGTCATAAACGCTGTACTGGACTTCCTTGGCGTACCAGGGGCCATCTCCTTTCCTGTACCAGCCCTTCTCACTGTAACTGTCGGCATAAAACACAATGCCATCGATCTCGAACCACGCCCTGGCGTGATCCATCTTCCTGCCCTCAGCCCTCCCAGGCTCAGTGAGGACAATCGAAAAACCGTACTTGTCAGGGTTGAGTACATCGCCCCTGTAAACCCACGTCGTGGTCGCCAGCATGAAGTCCTCGCAGTCACACCGGACAATGTCCTTGAGAAGGAAGTTCTCGATCTCGTCAGACCAGTCTTCAGGGCGCATGAAACGCTCATAGTCAGACGTCCAGACCATCTTCTTTCTGAAGGTGCGAACCATATTTCTGACAGAAAGAAGTTCACTCATCCTCCTTCCTTGTACACGCTGGGTGTTCAGGGTTCTTCACGCAGAAAACAACATGCCCTCGCGGCGGGACAGCCTCGTTACCTTCGCCGTCATAGTTGGCGTTCACGGTCTTGCAGCCCTTCATGAAGAGAAGCACGAACGTCACACCTACCAGCCAGCCAAGAAGCTTCATTCGTCGTACTCCGTGAGAGAAGATCGCTGGGCGGCGTCGCTATATGCCTTGGTTCCGACAAGCCGAGAAATAAACAGCTCGTACTCGGTGCCTCCTGGACGAAGAACTTTTAGCGAGTCGGATAAATTCATCGACCCGTCGTAGGTAATCGACGTCGAGTCATCATCCGCATATCCGTCGTATCGAAGCGCCTGCGTGTGTTCGTTAGCGGAATTACTCCAAGCAACGACAGACCTGCACAAGTCAACGGCGGGAAGAGACTCTACTGAGTCGAGATACTTGCTTGTAGTTCCGTCTCTTGTGCGTAGTCGCTCAGACGACTCAATGTGGAGCAGCGTGTTGGCGTCACCAAGAATATCGATGCTTCCTGGGGAAGGGGTGACGTCCATGTCGGACGCTGACAACGTCAGGATGAAGTCTGTTAACAGGGTGCCTTCCAGGTCGTTGTGAGCCTCTTGCAGCGGATACTCCCACTTGGTGTGCGCGTACCGAGACCCATCAGGTATCGGCAAGATTGATGCAGTGCCGCCAGCTGAGTTGACACACCCGTAGTAATGCCATATCGACGCATGTCCAGTATTCGACGCATCGTCATTCGGGTATGCGTACAATCGCCTTGCGTTACCGTTAGTCGGGGATTGATAAGCGGCAAGAAGCCCCCAGAGGTCACCGCCATTCGGACCTTTCCCGAGCGGAATAAACTTCGGCCCAAATATTGTTGATATGTTGATGCCCTGGGTAGCTGTGAAATTACTGAAGTTCCATGCAGGACGGTACAGGTTCGTGCCTGCTGTATCGTCCCTCAATAGCATGGCAACATCATCAGTCGTTGACGTCGTCTCAACGATGGCGAACAGGTAATCAGCGTAGGTTGTGTCAAACGTGCCGAAGAGGCCCGTGATCGCCATCGGGGTGCCGTCTCCGGTCACCTTATTCGCCACCTCTCCTGGGAATATACTGACCACATCTGTTTCTGTTGCGGTGTTCTGAATGCCCCAAGTGGCGTCTGCCGTGTTGACATAAGTAGCAGACCCTCCCGTCACTTCCTGGCTCCCTGCAGTCGAGTTCACATGCCCCAGCAGCGTGTGGTACTGGTGAGAGAAGACTGCGTTCACAACATTGTTCGATCCTTCAGCGAGGAAGGTGAAGATCTTGCTCCAGTCTTGGATCTCTTCGGTGACGGTTGCTGTGGTGGCGATGGAGTCGAAGAAGAATGGCCCACCAACAGTTACAGCAGGCTCAAAGTAAGTATTCTCCCCTGTTAGCGTGTTAGAAACCGATCCATCAAAGACTGTCGATGCGGCAGGGATAAGGTTTACAGCGTAGGTGCCTGACACATAAATATCACCAATGCCTACAAACCAAAAGTTGTCTCCGTCAGGGAACGCATCGGGAAGTAATGACTTTATAACCGCACCATCAATGATGAAGCTGTAATCAGTTGTTGTAGCGACTTGATCTATGATCCTCCCGTTGACCTGATCAATAAGAATCCTCGATGTCGTAGCCCCATCAAGATCGAGTCGCGGATACAATGATTGCGATGCAAGCTTCGGGAACCAGCAAGTCAACCAAACAATGTCACCTGCATTAGCGGCAGGCGAGATAGTTTGAGTCGGCCCTGCGTAAGAGCCAGCATTTTGATCATCAAGCGTTGTTGCGTTTGTCCCGCCTCTCGGGTCTGGCTGACCAGTCGTGTAACCGACAGGGCCATAAACACCCCACGTTGTTTGGAAATCGTGCTGCTGCAATAAATACTGCGTCACACTATCCCCAGGCCGCAGCGTGTTCCACTCAGGCTCTGCTGTGGCAGAAATCTGGCGATGCGCCATGTCAGCGTAGATCTTCACCGTGCCCACTTCATTGTTATCAAAACCAGCGCCGTAAACGTAAGTCTCGAAATAGGTTCCGCTTGCCTCGGTTTTTGTGGTGATGGTGAGCTTGTACTTGTCGTTGCCCTCAGAATCTTGGCCCACCAACTCCCAAGTTATGTCGGTGTCCTCTGTTGCCGAGTAAGCCCCGTAAAACGTAGGCGTTGCAGAGGGGTTGCTCCAGTCAATACGCCAGATGTCGGCACCCGTAAAACTCGTTGCAGCAACGACAACATCGGTAATGGGAGCAGTCCCTTTGCCTAAGATGAACTCAGCCTGCATGATCTTGCTGCCGTTCAGTGTCGATAGCTTCTCGAAGTAAGCGCGGTATAAATCAGTCTGTTGGTCATCGAATACGCTGTACTCAACATCACTGTAAATATCCATCGTGCTGATACGAATGTTTTTAAGGTAGACAGCGTTGTTGGCAGCTATACCACCTGACGTATAAGTCGCAAGGCCAACAGTACCGACCATCCTTAAAATACTTGCTGTTAAGCCTAAATTAACTGTTAGGGACGTACAGCTTACCCACTGGTCATACTGGTAGTTGACGCCGTACTGAGGGGTAAGCTGTGTTGCGGGGGCCGATCCATATCCCACTTGCAAGATACAGTTCGCATCGGTCAGTGAGCCAGCTGGCGCATAAATATCGTATTCAAGTTTATAGACTCGCCCTGGTATTTCGGTCACAGCACCGCTTTGATGCGCTATCTGAAATCCTTTATTGCCGCCATTGGCAAACAGCTTCAAGCATTCTGTCGTTCCATCAGGCGCAGTCTCGTTACCTGTCACCTGAAGGTTCGGGTCACTGATGTACTGGCCCCAGTTATCAACACCAGCACTGAAATCAGACTCGTACATGACAGTCTCGGTGCCGACGATATCGGTGCAGTAGCCGACACCTGTGATAGTCGCATCGATGTTGGCAAAGAGCGCCCTTGATCGTGCGGGTAACAGATTCGGCAACGCAGTCACCTGGTTCTTGATGCCCTGAGATCCGTTCGGGTGTGTCGCGTTTGCTAACGAGCTGATAGTGTCGTCACCGACTGACATCGCAGTGCTGGTGGCGAAGTGTTCGTAGGCTGCAGGCTCTTGGATCGTCTTGTGGTCATCGATGTCCACGTCGACGTATTGGTGAAGAGGGATCTGGGCGTTGGTTTTGATCTGGGCAGCACCGTAAATCGGCCCAAGCTCTACAGCATTTTCCGCAGACCAATTAGTCAGCCGAGTTGTTCCTTCATAAATTTCAACTTTATGAATGTTCCCGTTAAAAGGCTGCAAAGTCCTTGTATAGGTTGAGCCAATTTCCACATCAGAAGCAGAATCGAATATGGTGTGGGCAAAATCACCAAGAGCGCCTGCCACCCCTTCTTCTAATACAGTCCACGTTGTCACATCGTCGCTATCAGCAACAAAGTCTGTGGACACATAATAATCTGCGTAGTCTTGTCCGTTTAGGAAGTACCTGTCTGCACGTAACCAAAACAAACCTGTCACATCTACAACGGACGGCAGAAGATTAACGCCAAGCGCATTACTCTGCCCGGCGGGAGTCCCATCGTCACTAACATTAACGGTAACTTTTCCACTGTCTCCTATGTCGAAACCCCACGCCGTCTCAGTTGCGCTTCCAGCCTGAGCCGCTATCGTCATG